ATCTTGTCTTCATCTAAAGTTAAGTCTGTCATGCTTTCTTCTCCAACCACTCCAGTGGTATCTGTCCGTCAGCCCAGAGGATACCATGCTTGTCACACCATGATCCATAGGTAGTCTTACTAGAACGGTTCAATTTGTTTGATGCTCGTAAGAAAAGCATTCGTATATCGCAGGACGTATTCTGTTTAATCACGAGCAACATCTTCTGGCGATCCGCTGGGCTGAAAAATCCCTTAGCCTCTACATAGATACCTTGTTCTGGTAAGTAGAAGTCGGGGGTGTACGTCTTCGGCTTAGGCTGATACGTAAGTTTCGCAGACTCATACTCGTATTTAATCCCCTGCTCTGCAAGGTACTTCGCTACACTCAACTCATAATCAGAGCGGAACTTATGTCGGACTGGTTTACTCATACGTTCATAAGTCCTTGTATCGATTGAGAAATTCTATCGTGCAATTTAGGAGTTGTACTCCGGATTTGCTCGAGTGCTCGGGTGTAGTCATCGCCGGGGAATAGCACCACCCTACCCTGCCGGACAGTATTCGATATGTTAACCAACTCATCAGTAGCTTTCCTACCGTCCCGCTCCCATGTCTCATGAGATAAGGCAGTCCCATTATGGGACCACATCGTCAAGGGTAGGCACCTCTCAAAGTTACGCGCCCAGCGTGTCCAAGCATCTCCTCCCCTACTGCCGGCCGACTCTATGTAAACTGCGTGAGCTCCCTCATTCAGGTAGAGAAGCTGACGGTCCACTTTCTGTGTCATCAGAAGGGGCATCTTTATCCTCCACAACAATTCTCCGGAGGGTGGCTAACCCGTCGGCTTTAACGCTAAGACCGTAGTCTTGGCAGTCTAACTGACTAAATATTTTACCCCTCTTGTAGGTCATGTCTCCTACTTGGTAGATCGTGGCGTACTGCACGTCCTCAAGCATAGGTCGTAACTCATCAATGACCATCGTGTTGTGCTTTGCGACATCCTTCATGATACGATCTTTGAGTTTGAGAATCCTACCCTGTAGCTCAACTACCTTCTTAATATCTGCTGTCTTCATAATTCCTTTACCTTCAATGTGTGGTACCACGCGAAAGGTTTGTTCTTCGCCTTTGACGTTACCTTCGGATGTTGCACCGCGTTGGGCCAGCAGTGCTTACGATAACCACAGAAAGTACAGTTCTTTGCGAGGAGCTTGTTCCCTGTCTCGTGGGGAACCCCATCTTTCTTGTACGTTTCCGGGATAGGTTCTATCGGAGGCTTCTTGTATGAGAAGTTCGACATCAGGGCTTCAACAACTTTACCAGCCTCAGAGATGTAGTGATCCCTGTCTTCTTGCTGATCGTCCGGTGCTTGCACAAACTGGATTTCGCCACTCGACTTATCCACCACAATCCATCCGCCGAAGTCCATCCCCTTCGATTCTGCATACAGGTGTCCCTGCATCAAGTACCCGAAGGGATCATCTTCTTTAAGATTGTCGTACCCCTTACTAAACTTCTGTTGGTAGGAGTAGGGGCTTGCCGACTTTACGTCCCAGACCTTCTCTCCATCCACAGGATCGTCGAGAATCAAATCTAGGGTACCCTGTACCTCCTCACCCCCGACGTTAAGCTGGCACTTTCCCTGTGCCTCTACGATATTGATCCCCGCTCCTTTGAGGATCGCCATCACTGCACACTCCACAAGGTCTCCGATGAGGAAGCGCATGATAGCATTGTAGGACATCTCCTCGTCCTTACCGTCCCGTCCATGTACCTGTTGGCAGAGGGGCCGTCCTAACCCACTCATACGTATCCGCCACTCAGGGTTGCGGTTAAATTGCTTTTCGAGTGCCTGTCGGCATTCCTGTGCGAACTCCTCAAGCACAGAAGGGGAAAGCTCTGCTTCCCCCCTCGTGGCCGCTTGAAGGAAGTTCTTAACCTGAACTTCCGCTAGCATCAATTAAAGTCCGCCGCCAAGTCAACTTCCTCGGTCGAGGACTTAGCTTTTACAGCCTCCTTATGTTGCTCCAAGATGTTCGCATTCGACGCCTTCACAGTCTCGAGGAACATAGTGAGTAACTCAGTTGTAGGACCGTCCAGACGAACACTACGCGATTGCGTAAACACAGGGGTGAAGTAAGTCACACTCCCCATCTTATGTCGCTTCGTAGTCAACTCAAACACCACCTCATTCATTGGAGTGTTACCGAGCTTCTGGATCGCCTCACGCGCAGGACGGAAGCCTGAACGCTTGAAGTATGTGACGACAGGATAATCCTTGATCTCGACGTCTTTACCATCAGCGGTCTTGCCCTTCATGTTAATCACTGCGTAGAACACTTGGTTACACGTAGCGAGACGTGAGGCTAAGGTCTGCGGGTGGTCTTCCCCAAGTTGCTCCTCCTCAGACTTAGTTAGGCGGCCACACTTGTTACCTCCCGTTGTGTCTGGGAACTGGTAGTCCAATGAGGGTGCTTGGATGGAACGGCTAGAAAACTTACCTTCCTCCTGATCCCACACAGACCACTCGTATGTCCGCACCAACGGGCGGAACTGCACAGAGTCTGCATAAACAAACTCACCATCATAGTACACTTTCCATGTGCCTTTCTTGAGGGAGTGCCCCTCATCTGTGTCCGTATCGTAGTTGATGTTCAAACGAGACAGCCCTGCCTTGGGTGTGTCCTCATCTGCTTGACCAGATAGACGCATCAAATCCTGCGTGTTACCTGCCTTCACTGCTTCCAACATACTGTCGAAAGGATTGTCCAAAACGCTCACTTCGCCCATTACGCTCTCCTTAATTTGCGTAAACAACTTCGGTGTCCAACCAGTTGGACCCCATCTTACACTCGACTGAGATTGGCATATCGTATTCAATACCGTATCTCCGCCGACACTCTTCGGGTAGTGACATCATTGCCTCTACCACGAGGGTAGTACAAGTATCCTCCTCTCCGGGGAATACGTCAAGTACTATACTATCATGAACCGTGTTACATATAACACTTTTTAAGTCCTTTGATTTCATAGACTTATGTAACTTTACTAAGGCTATTGGTAAGAGATCACCCGTTGCGAATCCCTGCACAGGGTAGTTACAGATGGATGTGCGGTTGGTCGCCGTACCCCATTCAGTCCATGTCGTTCCCGGAAAGGCGTACTGTCTTCCTGACGGGAGCGTGATGAAGCCCTTCTCCACCGCATCACTCTGTAGCTTATCGTGCCACGCCGTCACGCCAGCATACTTCTCTTTAAAAGTCCGGTAGTATCGCTGTTGATCAGGAGTACCTGTGGTGCCCCCGTAAAGAGGTTTAAAGGTGTGCGCTTTAGCATCTTGGCGGGAACACCCAATGATCTCAGCAGTAACACTGTGTACATCTGTCTTACTCTCCACGTCGTGGTACACCTGTGGGTCGTTGGCTAGGAATCCGGCGACACGAAACTCGAGTTGTCCGTAGTCAGCTTCGAGGATTTTTCCTCCGTCAAAACGAGAGACCATTGCTTTCCTGATAGCAAACGTAGAGCCACGGGGCATATTCTGGAAGTTGGGGTTACGAGAGCTGAGCCGTCCTGTAGCTGTGACACACTGCATAAAATCGGGGTGTACAATGTCGTTTGCGTCTCGATTATTCTTGAGTCCCTCGACGAAAGTAGAGAGGTAAGTTCGGAGTGCATTGTATCGGGAGTATGACTCTGCAAACTCTCGGGCATCTCCAGAAAGTTCATCCATACGCTCCCTAAGTGTCTCGTGATCGGTCTTGAATCCGGCGGCCGCTGTGTCCCATGCGTCCCTCGGGATAATTTTGAAACCGGCGATTTGTTTAGTCTTCGCATAGATTACCCCATCCCCTGCACAGGCTTTACATATACGTACGGCTTTACCTTCCGTACCATCTTTCTTGATAACTCTCTTACGTCCTGCACCCTTGCAGGCGGTACACCGGGATGCAACAGTCTTGTGGAGTATTTTTGTTTCGTCCTTCACGTACATGCCAAATAAATTTTTTGTCATCTTCGTACGTTGCTTGGGCTTACGGGTAGCACCCCGTAACTCTGAGCCCAAGTTGAAGATGGACGCCCATCGTTTCTTGTCCACTACCTTCCGTGAGTAAAACAACATGGAGCGGTCGTCGGCACTGTTGAGGTTAACAGGCGTGTCGCCCATCGCATCCTCAGCCATCCGTTGTAGTTTGACCTCGAGGGCGTTCATCTCATCCCTGTATTCTTTCTCGATATCAGCGAGGACAATGGGGTCAATCTTTATCCCTGTCCGTTCCAAGCTCGATAAGACTTCTGTCATCTGTAGGGAAAGCTTTAAAGTTGATACAAGTTTCGATGCCATAGGCTTTGATCTCTCTCTCGAGGGCTTTGGAGCATATCTCCCCAGCCATGTTTGCGTTTAATCCTTCGAGCATACCATTGTAGTACTCGACTGTCGTTAGGTCGTCGTCCATGTCAGCTTCACACTTTAGGAACTCCACTAACTTAACAGCAGATTCTAAGGTTACTCCGCCGAGTAGTCCTCGGTCAATCATCGGTTTCTTATTCATCCACATTTTCCTCGTCTCTCCTCAGTGAAGGGTCGAGATAATAATCATTGTTATTCTCATCGATAGCTTTTTCGAGTAGGGATACTAACCCCATCTCCACGAGAAGTCGAGTCGCCTCGGTGGTTGTATCGATTTTGAATGTTGCAGAGCCATCTTCGTGCTCTACCATGTCACTCACGGTGATGAGTACATCTTTTTCTAAGTCTTTCATACTAAAGTCCTCTTCATAGATTCCTCCACACATGGTTTATCTCCTGTTGAGTTTGCATAGAAATACTATGCATTTCCCCACGGCTTCGTAATCATCCAATGTCCGCATGGTACCACACCATGCCACTCCTTTTCAAAGCCTACTCTACTGCGGTGTCGCCCGCCTTCTCTTCTCTCGAACCCATACTTATCTCGATTACGGTGCATGAACTGGCAGACCGAATACTTTGTCTTGCCTATCACATCTCCTATCTCAGCGGCACTATACCCCTCGTCCCATAGCCTGATGACCGTATTAATCTCTTTAGGCCCGTACTGCTTTTGAAATGCCATACAGCTCCTCCCACGTTGTGTTGTACTTCTCCCTTACTTGTTTGTCAGCCACCTCCCATGTAGCCTCTACGTCAGCAATACCATACTCCTCTACGATCTCCCACGGAATCTGCGCGAATGTCTTGCCACTCTTGAGATAATCCTCCGTAAGGTCTTTCTTCTTTTCAGTAACCTCATACCTTTTCGAGAGGGCATCGAGGGATAGCGGCCACTTACGTGCTCTCGCAAGGAGGTACTCAGCCACCATAGTATCGTAGACAGGTCCATCATAGTCGAATCCACATTCCTTTATCCAGTTGAGGTCGAACTTCACATTGTGCCCGACGATGACATCGGCAAGCTTCAGGTCACTGCGGAACTTCTCGATCTGCTCCAAGTCTGACTCGCGTTGCTCATGGTAGACACACGCGTATTCCACAGGGTTTTTACCTACCTTCCACCCGATGCTCACTAGATGATTACCAAAATAGGGAAGTGGTGTGTACCCACCGTTGGGCTTTGGCTTGTGGGTTGTCTCCACATCAAAAGTTAGTATGTTCATCGGGGTCTACCTCTATAATTTCTACGCCAATACGCTTCTGGGTTGGTGTTAAGTACCTGCGGATTTTAGAGCCTGTCTCTTTTAAGTGCGACTCCGACTTAACATCGATAAGCCGGACGGTCCCGGTATCCCTGTGGACAGCCACTAAGTCTGCGGGGCCTCTCCCCTCAATGCTCCAAAAAACATCATAACCTTCTTTTATTAAATCCCGCGAGACTAAAAGCTCACTTAGAACGCCTTTTTTGTGCTTATGCATCGTAATCTGCCTCCGTTGGCACCACCACATCTTCTTGGTATTCCTCTGGGACATCAATCACCGTATTGTTCTTCTCGAACACGGCACGATACATGTCAATCTCACACGGCACTGTCCCATGCCAGCCGTTCTGCTTGTTCTTCGAGACACAGATGTACCTCTTGGTGTTCTCCGATGTGCGGTCACCACTACGGCCGATACCAATAATGAGGTCAGCCTCACCTGCCTTACCTGTCTTTGAATTGTCGAGGTACTGGTACTCAACTTGCTTCATGGACTCTGCCTCCGCGGATGCCTGACTCACACCCCACACTAAGCATTTGTTTTTCTTAGCAATCTCACGGGCCTGTAAGTAAATCTCCTTCAGTTTCTCATCACCTCGGTTGAACTTGCCGGCCACCTTCACCTTATCGAGTTGATCGACAAATATGACGTCAGGCTTGTTGATCTTGCACCAGTCATCAATCTCCTGAATGGTCGTTCCAACACAATCAAGAACATGGAGACGGTCAGCGATCTCCTTATGCCATACTTCAGCAAACCCCCCGCGCCCCTCAGACAGTTCTTTCCGCGTAGCTTTAAAATAACTCTGGATGATACGTAGTTTAGTTCGTACAGCCGGCTCTTCATTCCCCCAAACCGCAACGGTAAGCCCCTGTCGGAGGAACCTCTCAGTGAGGAAAGATACGAACGTAGTCTTGCCCGTTTCCGGTCGTGCGAAGATGATTCCAAAATGTCCTCGATCCAATCCCGAAACGTAGTTGGACAGTGGCTCCCAGTCGAAGGGGAAATCGGGAGTGAGCGTAAGGGAGTCCAGAAGCTCCTCGAGCCCCATGTCCACCTCCGTGTAGGTCGTCTTTTCGCCAATCGAATCCTCCGCTGTACTTTCAATGAGTCGCTTGAGTTCTCCAAAGTTATTCTCCTTACCGAGGAAGATATCTACCGACAATTCCGAAATCATACGAGCACGATTCCGCATCCAGAGATCACGTATGACCCTCTCCTGCAAATCGATGTTATTACCTATCTCATCTTGGAGCGTCTCAAAATTCTCCCAGTAGCGTATGCGGGTGCTGTCGGGAG